CATCCTTCGGTTTGTCGGTGATGATGTCCCACTCCCAAACATGGTCGGCGTAGGGACGCGGTTGCATACCGTTCTTGATTTGCGTGATCTTCATTGTCAAAAGAGTTTTGGTTCGTTCGCGTGTTTCTCATAGCGTTTCCGACGCTCCTGGCGGAACGGGCAATCGGGCTTGGAGCAGATGTCTATCGTGCGCTGGGCTATCGGCTCGTTGCAACCCATACGGGTAAAGATGTCGCGCTGGATGGCGCACACAATCTTCGTGTACTCGTCCTCGTTGGTCGTGTCGCCCTCTTTCTTCAAGCGGGAGGATTTCCAGCATCTATCGCAGTTGCGGGCCTCCCATATCATATACTCCGTTCCGTTGGAAAACGGATCGCGGTTCACCTTTTTCATATCAGTTCGCCTTGTCGCCCTTTCGGTCGAAGATGGAGAACCGAAGGATTATCATTTGCAACGCCCGCAAGAGGTGGCGCGTAATCTCCGCATCTTCCTCGGCAATCGCGTCGAGCGAGTTAGCGAAGCAGTTGAAGATGCTCTTTTCGTTTCCCGAAACCCAAGACACTCCAACATTGTCCTTGTTCAAGAACATAACACCCTTGAATCCGCGCTCCTTGAGCCAAGATGCAAACTCGTTGAGTTTCTTCTCGTCGTCAGGGGAAGGGGCAACCCCGTTCTGGTGTTTAATCTTTTCGTCCATAATTAGATTAGATAACGATTTTGAATTTGTAGGTGTACTTCTTCCGGCCCTCGTCCGTCTGGCCCTCCTCCGGCTCGAACTTCCGCACGATGTCGTGGGCGATAGTCATAGCCAGGCGGTTCTTCGCGTTGGCCTTGATAGCCTTGTCCGTGGCGTACTTCATTTCGTCGGCGAGAGTAACCACATAGGACGATGTGTAGGTGTCGGCCTCGGCCAGCCGCTTGTGTTCGGCCCGCAGTTCGTCGGTCATTCGGTCGGCGGCCTGCTCGGAGGCGGCGAGGAGGTTGGCCCGTTCGTCAAGGTGGAGCGAATACTTGTCGAGTTCGGTTTCGCGCTCGTCAAGGGAGGACTGCCGGGCCAAAGCCCAGAGGACGGCGGCGATGGCCGCTACGACCAATACACCGCAGATGATTTTTGTTGCAAGCATAGTTATTTGAGATAAAAGTGTTCAAGAAGTTTCTCGTCCACGATGCCCTCGCCGGGCTGCTCGCGGATGAACTTAAAGATATCGGCGACCACATCCACATTGACGGATCGGTCGGCAAAGAGTAGCACAAGGCGGGCGAGTTCGTTGGCCTGCTCCAGCCACACATCCACATTCTTGTAGTCGTAATCGGCCTCGACATCCCAGATGTCCTGGGTAAGCCCGTCTTGGAGGACGCAGGCGGTACGGACGGCCTGGGTGTAGCGGTTGAACTGCTGCTTCTTCTCCCGTTTGAAAGCCTCGCGGTTCTTGGACATCAGCCACTCCGCCCGGCGGAGCATAATGTCCATAGCGAGGGACATAAGATAGAGGCAGTTGGTGATTGTGCCAGCTTGCTTTTCCGGCGTGTTTTTAGCCTCCATAGTATTCTTTCGTGTCGGGATAGTTCCACTTGCAGGCGGGGCAATAGTTTCGTTCCTGGCCCTCGCGTATCGCCTCCCGCCAGCCCTTCCGTCGGGCCGATTCGCGGGCGATCCTCGCGGACGCGGCGTTGGTTTCCAGCACCAGGCCGCACTTGTCGCAGACGACGGAGTAGATGGTCTTAATGGCAATCATTTTCGGCCTTCATATAGTGTTTGCACTTGCCGTAGTTGAACGGCGTGGTGATGAAGTAGGAGTGGTACTGCCCGTACTTGCCGGGGTTCTCCTTCAACTCCTTGTAGGCAAGGTAGCGGTAGCAAGTATCTTTCAACGGACACTCGCCGCCCTTGCAATGGGAAATGTCATGTTGCATTATTCCTCCTCCTTGATGTGGTCGTAGAACAACTGCCAGAACTTGACCCACGCATTGAGCATCTTGACCTGCTCTTTCCGTGTCATTTCGTCCCAATTGAGCTTGGTGGCCTTGTCGCCGTCGATGATGCGGAACGACACGCCGCAGAGGGTGGAGTCCTCGGAGATTTCAAAGACTGCGTTGATGTTTCGTGCCATATTTTATCCTTTTAGGTATTTCTTCGTGTAGCGGTCGAGTTTCGCCCAATCCTGGGCCTTGAACGCCTCGTCGATGTCGATACATTCAGGCGTGGATAGGCACATCTTCCCATCTACGCGATTCTTGTCCAGATAGTCCATAAAGGCGCAAGCGAGGTGCTTGCGGACTCTTTCGTATTCTTCCATAGTGGTTGGTGTTAAAAAAGGCGCGGCGGGGTATATAGTAACGATTCTCCTGCCTGGGGTTTATTATGACGATGAAAAGTCCCTCGCGGCCCTCGCGGGCGGCTTTCCGCGCCTTGTGGGAAAGGGTGCGAACACGAATGAAGATTGCGTGTGATGAAGGTCAGAGTTTATGCCCGCACCCTAAAACTCAATCTCGAACTCCTGCCCGGCATAGCCGTGTTTGTTGTCAAAGATTTTCATTCGGCGACAACTCCCGTCGCATCCCATCAGGATATGGACGGGGCCATACATTCCCGACCGCTTGTAGCAACTCCCGTAGCCGTGATACTTGCACAAGTGGCGGTGTGTCATTCTCTCAATCGGCTCTTTGGCCTTCTTCTGCTGCTTACTCATCAGGATCGGGTTCGTCAATTTCGTAGAACTCATAGTCGTCGTCCTTGTCGGCAATCTCCTGCACCTTCTCAATCAGCGCGTCGCTCTCCGGCTGTGTGAGGAACGGACACTCGTTAACCGCGTCCTCGAAGCCGTCGGGGATGAGGGACTCGTCAAGGTCGCAGATTTCGGAAAGGCCGACCGACTCGTCCGAGCCGACGGAGAAATAGGCTTCCACCTCGATGAAGGCGTAGAGGCTTCCCCAGCCCTTCTCGATGAAATAGGCGCACACCACATCGGCGCGGTCGTCGGGGATGAGGTCGGCAAGGGCAATCTCCTTGTGGGCCAGCCTCTCGCAGCCCCACCAGCGACCGCCGACCATCCCGTTACCCTCGTTGGAGGCGTAGCCGGAATGGTAATTCTTTACAAGAGGTCTTGAACTTTGCATATCGCGTTGTAAACTTTGCGTAAATAGGCCAAATCTTCCTTTGGAGGGGTTTCTCCGCCCCGGTACATATAAGCGTCCAACTTGTACCGCAAGGCCGTCAAATCGTCTTTAACGGCGTAAAGAAGGGAGGTCGTTTCGGGTTTCATATCAGGTCAGTCTATGGATGATTACCGACCCTCCGTCGGGAGAGGTCGTGATACTGAATGTCCGCCCGTACTCGGCCTCCAGGTAGGAGCAGGCGCAACGGGCGGCGTATGTCTTACCCACCGGCAGGGACACCGAATAGCCGGTGTCCAATACCTTGATGTAGGAGAAGGTCGATGGTTCGCGTTTCATTAGAACGGCTGCTTGTCTTTGTCAAAGTCGTACTGCTCGGTCGTGGACGGTGGGAGGTCGTCGTCGGACGGAATCGGGACAAGGCCGTTCTCGCCGTTCTCATACTCGGTGAACGACGAGTAGGTTTCGCTCGGTCGGACGATGATCTTCACATCCTTCTGGAATTGGCGGTTTTTCCGAACCCAGATGTTGATGAACTGCGCCTCGGCCATGTCGTTGCCGTCCTCCTTGACAACCCCACGGAATTGTTCGAGCATCAGCACGATGTCCGCGTCCTGCTCGATGGAGCCGGAGTCCCGCAGGTCGTAGAGTTCGGGCGCACGGGGCTTTCCGTCCTTCTCCCTCTCCTTGACCGATTCGCGGTTGAGCTGGCAAAGGAGGACGATGGGGATTTTCTGCCGCTTGGCAATCAGTTTCAATTCCCGCGTGGCCTTCGCTATCTGCTGGTAGAGAGGCGACCGCCCGGACTCGTCGATGGTGATGAGGCCCAGGTAGTCGATGAACGCCACCTCGCATCGGTTCTGCAACTTGGCGACGGTGATGCGGGATAGCAGTCCGGCCAGCGTCCGGATCTCGTCGTTGATGTAAAGCGGGAGGGCCTTTATTTCGCTCTGCGCGTTCCCGTACTGCGGGCCGGTGTCGCCCTTGATTAACTCCCTCGGAACGACCTTGCCCGTGGAGAAAAGGAGCCGCTTGCCAAGTTCCTCCTTCGTCATTTCGAGGGAGAAGATGGTGGCAGGGAATCCGTCGCGGGCGGCGGCCTTCGCCATCTGGAGCATTATCGCGGTCTTACCGATGGACGGACGGGCGGCGAGGATGATGAGTTGCCCCGGCCCCCAGCCCCCGTAGGTCAGCGAGTCGAGCGTCCCGAATCCCGTGGGTATGCGGGTACGCTTGCCCGACGCGGCGACCTCGCGGGCCTCGGCTATCTCCTTGTCCACGGCAGTCATAACCTCGTCCATCGGGGCTTCGGAAACGATGGTGCGCTCGCCCTGCAAGTCCAGGGAAATCTTCTGCGCGGCCTCGATGACATCGAGTTCCCCCGTGTCGGGCTTGGTGGCCGATTGGATAAGGTTCACGGCGGAGTGGTAGGCCCGTCGGCGGACGGTCGCTGCGCGGAGTTGCTGGGCGTGTTGTAGCGCGGTGAAGGGGGTGGACGGCTCGACATTACGGGTCATTATCTCGTTGAGATAGAAACGGCCCGTGCGAGTGATTACGGACGGGAGGTCGATGGCCTGCCCGTTGTTGAACATCCAGACGATTACCTTCCAGATATAGACGCGGGCCTCGTCCGTGAACATCGAATCGTCCACGATGGCCGTGAAGTCCGGCATGGACTCCGGGTTGCCGACGCAATCGGCGAGGAACTGCCTCTCGATCGCGCTTGTATCCGGGAAGGGTATCTCGGCGAGTGACAGCTCTATCTTGCTCATTTCTTGTTGTATCTGCCCGTGAACAACCGCCGGAGTTCGGGATCAACCTGGTTCTCCTGCGGCGCGGGCGTTGGTGCGGGCGTGGTGGGCTTTGATTGCTTATCGCGTGATACCCATTGGCGGACCGCAGCTTGCCAATTCTTCATTGGAGCCTTGCCGACAACCCACCCCTTGCTTTCATAGTAGTTGAAGAATCGCTCCGCATCGACGGCGTAGCCGTGCTCGGAGCAGAACGCCCGGATTTGCTCGACCGTCGGCTTGACGAACCGCTTGGCCGGTTCCGTCTGCGGTTTCGGGGCCGGTTCGGGCTTGTGAACCTCCGGCTCGGTGTCGCCGTTATATCGGTCGTAGTCAAGAATCGTGATGATGGTTATACCCCCGGTCCGTCTTGCACATCGCCCGGTTTCGCAAAGCGCGGATATGAACCGGGAAACGCGGCTTGGACTCCATCCCCACCTTGCGGCCAAAAACCGTCCAGAAGCTACGATCTCGCCCCGGTCAATGGTTATCTTGTTTCCGCTAATATAGGTCGTTGTAGGCTTAAATGCGGCCATTTGCACAAGGTCGATGAAAGCCTCCCGGCGGGAGAATTTCTCAATCCCGAACTCCGTGCCATCAAACAACCCGCGCGGTATCTTGATAAATCCTCCCATCTGGTTTAGAATAAAGTCCGTTGCACGAACGGAAGCACCTTCGTCGTGGCCTCCCTGAAAAAGTCCTTCTTGATTTCAAACCCATACGCCTTGCGGCCCAGGTTGGCGGCGGCCAGCAGCGACGAGCCACTTCCGGCGGTCGGGTCGATAACAACATCGCCGGGGTCGGTGAAGATGCTGATGAGCCGCTCGAGAAGCTGAACGCCTTTCTGCGTCGGGTGCACCCGGGCCGTGTCGTTGTCCCTGGGATAGTCCATGCAGTTGAAAATCATGCGGCCCTCGTTGTTGAATTTCGGGAGCCGGTTGCGGTAGAGGATGAGGCCGTACTCGCAGTTGCCGACGATCTTCATGTTCGCCTTCAGCACCTGCGGCGAATAGTCCTTGCGGAATACCAGGTTGATGTAGTGGTTGAACCCGTACCGCTTTCCGAGCTCGATGTAGTACATCTGCTGCTCGAACCCGCAAAAGAGAAGCATACACGGAGCCCCGCCGGTCTTTTTTCCGTTTTTGCCGAGGTCCTTGCCCTCGGTGGCCTTCGGCTCGGGCCGGAGCATCTGGGAACAAAAGTGCATGAACTCGGCGGGCCTGAAGTCTTTGTCGGTGTCGAAGAACTCCTTGCCGGCAAGCTCGCTTTCGCCGTTGGTGTTGTCGCCGTCCTTATACCATTTAGGGTTGCTTGCGTAGGCATCCACCCCGAGGTTATAGGGCGGGTCGGCGATGATAAGCTGGGCTTTCGGTATCTGGTGGACTTTGAAATTCTGGAAGTGGTCGTTGAAGAGCCAAATGCCCGTCTCCTTGTTCACATAGTCGGGCATCGGGCGCAGCAGCTCCCGCTTTTGTTCAAGTGTCAGTTCTGCCATATTCTTTGTTTCTTATGCTTGTTTCGCACACGACGGACAACCTTCCGTCCGGGAGCCGGACCAGGTAGCCGCCGTGCGCCTCTTTCTCGATTACGCCCTTTCTCGGGCCGTTGGCGGCGATCCACTCAATCGTGTCGCCAGGTTTGAAAGAACTCAATGTTAGAAAAGCGTTATCTTGTCGAACTTCATCCCGCGCGGGACGAACAATCTTTCCACCGAGTCGGTCGGCGTATCGGCGTTGATGTACGACTTGGTTTTCAGTTCCCAGATGCACTCAAAGCGGTCGGCTGGCATTTCGTATTCGGAGATAAAGACCGGGACCGTCTGGCACTCGATCCAATCGTAGAGCCGCTCCGAGTCAAAGTCAGACATCCGCTTTGCGCCGTAGCCGTTGGTGTTGGCATAGGGCGGGTCAAGGTAGATAACCGAATCGGGTTCTATCTCGACCTCGAAGTATTCTCCCCGCGTCACCTCGAGCCGGGAAAGGTTGCGGAGCCGTTCGAGATTCTGCAACCGTTCAAGTCGCTCAAGGTTTTGCAGCCGTTCCAACCGTTCCAGGTTCTCCAGATGTACGCCCTTTCCTTCCCACCACCCGTGCTTGCCGCCGAGTAGCTGATACGCCTTGATGCGCCGTTGCCGCATGGTCTTGCAGGAGTCGATCGGTGATAGGTTCGTCCCGCTTAACTCCTTCATCGGCGCGTAGTCGCCAAAGCAGATGGCGTAGTGCAAGGCCCGTTTCCAATTCTCAACCTCGCCGCCCGCATAGAGGTATGTCCGGCAATCGTTCCCGAAAGAGAAGATGAGCTTGTCGAACGGGTCATCGCTGGCGAAGAAGTCGTCCCGGCTTACCCAGCGATAATCGTCCCGGTACTTGCCGAGGGCCGCGTCGCGGAAAAGGAAGGGATATGGCTTTATGTCGTTTGAGATTACCCGTTCCCACTTGCCGGAGAGGATGGCGGCGTGGGTGATAGCACAACCCCCGGCAAAGAGGTCGTAGAGGACTTTCGCCGGGGGAAGATGCTCGATGATTGCGTCCGCAATCTTCGTCTTGGAGCCCTTGTAGGGCAGGCCGTATTTCATTATTCCAGATAGTCTTTCTTGATTAAGACGAGGCGGTTGTCCTCGATGGTGTACCCGCGCCGCTTGAGTTCGTCCCAAAGGTCTTGCGCGGGCAAGGACTTGAGGAAGGACGGAATGTCGCTTATCTTGAACACCGGCTCGGCGTTGTCCGTGCGAATCCCGACCACCTCGGCGGGCGCGTCTTGTTGCGCCTGCTCCTTCTTGCGGCTCTTGCAATTGTGTTCGTACCGCCGTTGCGTGTCGCGGAGTTCCTGCGTCACGGACTTGTATAGCGTGTCCGTCGGGGCCATCGTCGCAACCCACTTGTAAATGAACGCGCGGCGCGTCTTGGTGTGGTCTTGCTCCCGCGAGATAATGTTTCTTCCGACGAGGATTCTGGCCGTGTCGGACACCACTTTCTCATACTCGGAGAAGCCGCCGCGGTACGGCGTATTGGCCGTGAGTTCGTAGATGTAATCTATCGCGTCCTTGACTTTGCCGAGGAGCGTTCTCTGGTTGAGTCGCCCCCCCCGTTTGGATTGTTCATCGTTCATAACTCAAAAATTGGATAATACCTTGTCGAACACTTCCTCCGTAACCTTGTCGCCCAGGACGGCGAAAATCACATCCTTCATTCGGTCGTAAAGGTCGGAGAATGTCGCCTCGTCCATCTTGTCGAACGCCCACGATTTAGGCTGCTCGACGAAGGCTTGTAGGCGGGGATTGTAGTACACATCGTAAAAGCCGCTTGCTACCGTGAGATAGGCCCGGAATCCCTCTTTGGACCGCCACCCCGCCTGCTGCCGTTCGGTCATAAGCGACCACGCGGCGTTAAGGAGGGAAAAGGCTTTCTTGAGGAATTGGTAGTTGCGGACGACTTTCACCTCGCACTCATAGGCTTGCCCGATGACGAGCTTTCGCTTTTCGTCGAAGTCCTCGTCGTACATCGGGACAAGCCCATGTGCGGTGTTGATGCAGGTGAGTTTCATTAGAACGGGAGATCCGGCCCCTCTGCCGGGTTAGGCGCGTAGCTGGGCTGCGGCGGGTAGGGCTGGCCCGTGTTCGGAGCGTAGGACGGGGCCGCCGGAACGGGCTGCTGGTATGCAGGCGCGGCGGGCGGTGCGGGAGGTGTGTAGGCCGGGGCAGGAGCCGGGGCCGGTTGCTGATACTGAGGCGGTGCGGGCGGAGCCTGATAGCCGGGGGCGGCGGGCTGCGGCGCGTAGCCGGGAGCCGGAGGTGCTGCTGCGGGCTGGGCCTGGGGCTGGGCCTGGGGCTTGCCCCCGCAAAGCTGGATGTTGAGAACGCGGATTTTCCGAGTCTCCCTCGGCTGGCCGTTCTGGTCGGTCCATTTCTCGGTCTTGAACTGACCGATAACGAGGACCTGCTGGCCCTTGACGAGGTAGGGATAGACGGCGGCCTTGTCCCAGATTTCCGCGTCGAAGAACTCGGTGGACTCGCCAATCGTCCCGTCTTGCTTGCGGAAACGATCGGACACGGCCACGCCTATCTTGGCGACCTGGGACTGCCCCACCTGGCGAACCTCCGCATCCCGCGTGAGGTTGCCCAAAATTGTAATCTGCTGGTAGCTCATAGTTGCTTACTTGTTCGGCTTGAAAGAGATAGATGCCGCGACGGTGGACACCTTCTTGTACTGCTCATAAATTCCCGGCTGCATCCGGCGAAGTCTCTCAACATCCACCGATGCCCGTTCGTAGGCTTTCTTGACCTTGAACACGCCGCCGCCACCTTCGAGGCTTTCGAGGCCGTGTTCGGTCATGTAGTCCAGCACCCGCTTGTCAAGGGATTTCAAGCCTTCTTCGATGGCCTTGATTTGTTCCTTGAGCCGGGCAATCTCCGATGCCTGCTCCACATAGGTCGCAAGCTCCTCGTCGGTCAGGACGAGTTCGGCGGAGGGTTCTTCGTGCTGGTCGATGTAGATTCGGCCTTCCTTCTCGGCGAGGAGGAGCGCATCCACTTCGGCCTCGCTCACGGGTTCTATCGGAACGAGGCCCTTGATGGATTTCGTTTTCTTGTCCAGGTGGAGGCAGTAGCAGGCGACGACCGTGAGGTCGGGGTTCTGCCGTTCAAAGAACACCTTGTAGATACCGAGTTGCCAGGCCAACGGGCGCGTGTGGAGTTTCAAGGTGGCCTTGTAGTCCACCAGCACGACCTCGTTGTTCTTGCGGTTGCGGTTTTTAAGCCCGTACACGCCATCAATGCTCGAAGCGACCATTTCCCCGTCCGAAACGAGATATTCGCTCTGGACGAAGATTAGGCCGTTTTCGTGGCAAAGTTTCGCGTAGTCCTCGATAAGCGGTGTGCGGAGGACGGAAATGTGGTTGTCGTAGTCCTCGATTTCCTTGTGCAAGGCCGTGCCTTCCTCGGCGGCTTTGTTCAAGACCGCCTCCGGGATGCCGGAATAGTCCGCTCCGAGGCCGTGCTTCTTCATCAGCTCCGTTACGCCGATGAGCATAACGCCGTCGTCGGTGAGGTAGGTGTGGGAAACGGGGTCGAAGAACACACCGATGTTATTTCGCAGTTCCATTGGCTATCTCCTTTTGTCTCTTGGCGAACGCGGCCTTGAACTCCTTGTCCTTGCCGTAATATCCGCCGTACTGCTGCCAAGCCCAATTCATCTGCTCCTGGGTGGTGAAGGTGTTGATTTGGGCGATGATCTGCTGAAGGTTCATTTCCTCCTCCGCCGACTTGGGCGCATCCACATCATCCTTGTCGGTTGCGATGTGGAAGAACTTGAGCAGGAAGTAACGCTCGCCGTAGGTCAAGGCGGAGCCGAGTCCCTTGTCAAAGCCGTTCATTCCCGACGCGGCCCATTGGGTAGAGAGGGTTTCGCCGGAGTCGGTGTCGATCCAGGTGAACTTCAAGCCCAGGGTGCAGAACATTTCGGACTTCGCCCCGTTCTTGGTCTGGTAGTCCTGCCGTTGGTACTCGGCCTGCAACACCTCGCAGGTGAGAAGGAGGCCGAGCTTGTCCATCTGCGGACGGACGATGCCGAGGATTTTGTCGCCCGACACATAGTCGTAGGAGTTACCCTTCTTGTCTTTCGTCAGCCCCACGACGGCTTGTTGCAGGGCGAGGAGTTTCTTGTAGAGTGATTGTGCCATTAGATGATGTCGCGTTTTTCCAGGAACACGGCATCGCCCACGATGGTCGGCCCGCCGAATTGCCGGATAATGTCGGTTGCGTTCTTGTTCGCGGGGAGGCCCTTGACCTTCGCGTGTGCATCGACGCACATGAAATGGGTAGGCCCGGCGGAAAGGTAGTCCACCTCTCCGCCGACGGCCTTCTGGAGTTCTTCGAGCGAGAACTTGTGTCTGCGGGGTTTGAGATAAATCTTCTCCCCGGTAGTCTTGAGTAGTGTTGCCATCAGTCGTCGTTGTGCAATTCCGCCTTCATCTTCGCCGCCCTCCGTTCGAGGGTCGCGTGAATCTGGCCGCTGGTAAGCATATACATCAGCGAGGCGGCGATAAACTCCTTCTCGGAGCAATTGTCGAAGAAATCGGCAATCGCCTTAAAGGTGTTCATCATTGATTCAACATTAGGCTTGTCGCCCCCCCCGTCGGAGAAATTGACGATACGGGAGCCATCCTTGAGGACGGCGAAGGCGATGTCCTGCGTGGGGACGATGAGTTGCTTTTCTTGTGCCATTGTTGCGTTTGTTATGGGGTTATTGCTGTTGCTGGTTTAGTTTTTCCTTCTCCCTCTCCGCCTTGAGCCTCCTAAATGTTTCAACCTCCGCCACGGGCTTGTATGCAACGAGCATAACCGCATGGAAAAGGCTCGTCAGGCAGACAATCACGAACCAAGTGAAAAGGAAATTGTAGAGTCCGACATCGGTTATCAGAACCAGATAATCGCCGATGTGCCGGGTGGTGAGCATAATCACAAGGATTACATAGTGGCAGAAGCAGTAGGGGCAATGGATCAAGTCCTCGAACCACGGTCCCCACTTGCTCACCAAATCCCGTAACTTGCTGAATATGCCAGCCCAGGTGATTGTGTAGGAGACACTCGCCGCGCAAAGGGCGACGAGTGTGATGTATTCCAATCTCGCCATAGGCTCTACAAATCTACGGGTATGAAATTGCCGGGGTGATAGCGGTCGGTCAAGCCGGACGGGGCGGGGCCTCTTGCTATGATGGCATCGGGGTAGCTCCTGCGGATTTTCTGCAAATCATCGGAGTCCATACTCGAATCAACATCGCGCCTCAAACCCGGATGATCTCCCGGAACAGCGATATGGATGTCAGTACCACCACCGCCGCATCCGCATCCGACGATAAGCCGGGTGTTCACGACCGTCCACTCCTCCGCCCGTTCAATCGGCTTTGCCTTGAGTTTCTCGAACTCCGCCTCAATGCTCTTGCTCTGCTGCGGGGCCGTTTCCTCTTTCTTGAAAAGTTGCAGTAACGAGGCCATAGCGTCAAACGGTTAAAGCGGTTTGGATGTCGTTCACGGTGATGCCCTTCTCGCCCCGCTTGTCAGTCGCCTCGCGTTTGATTGCGATAAGCGCGGCCTTATCCACGATGTTCTTGACAAGTGCGCCGGAGAGGTCGCTTTTCTTCGCCCCGACGAGGATGTCTGCGGCAGCCTTTGCGATGGCCTTGCTGCTTCCATTCGTCTTGGTGGCGGAGAGGTAGATGTTGAAGATGTCCTCCACATCGTCGCGGTCGGGCCGTCCAATCTCCACGGAGAGGTCGATTCGTCCGGGCCGGATGACGGCCTCGTCGAGCTGGCCGAGGAAGTTAGTCGCCAGGATGATGAAGGTTGCGTTACCCTCGAACCCGTCCATTTCGGAAAGGAAGGTAGGGACGATGGTCGTGTCCACATCGGACGAGAACCGGGAACCCCGTCGCGGAAGGATAGCCTCCGCCTCGTCGATGAAGATGACGCTCCTGGTCTTGGTCTTTTTGTAGTTCTGCCGCGCCCGGTCAAAGACGGCCTTGATAGCCGCCTCCGCAGCACCGACATACGGACTCAACATCTCGCCGCCCTTCATATAGATGAACGAGTTGTTCGTCAGTTTCGTGCCCTTGAGGAGCTGCGACGCGATGGCCTTTGCGACCATCGTCTTGCCGCATCCGGGAGGTCCGTAAAGGACGATTCCCTTTGAGGGCGTAAGGCCGTATTCGCGGTAGAGCGACTGCTGGGTTACGGGCAGTTCCACCGTGTCGCGGATTTTCTGGATTTGAGATTTCAGGCCGCCGATCTCGCTCCACTCGATGAAATCAAAATGGGGGGGGTCTCTTTCTCAATCAATTCGTTCGGCAGGATGCCGATGATCGCGTTGTTGCTGACGATGACCTTCGTGTTCAGGAACAAGCGAAGTGGAGAACCGTCCTTCTGCGGTTTGACCGGGAGGATGACGGTATCTCCCGACCGCTTCTTGACAAGATACATCCCGTCTCCTTCCTCGGATGCGATAACGCCATCCGAGTACGGCGCGGTGATTAGCTTTTCGAGAATCCCTTCGTATTCGTTGATACGATTGCGGAGTTCCCTGATTTCCTCTTGATAAGTCATAGGGATTTAACTATTGATTGAACATATTGAATTGATAGGTTTGTTAGAGGTGATAGCGTTTCACCTTCTTCTGCGACGGCGTTGTTACGAACTCGGAATAGACGATGTAGCCGCGGGCCTTGATGTCGGCTATCCTCGCGCCGAGCCGGAAGCACTTGAACAAGTCCAGGGCCTCCAGCGGAGTGATGGACTTGCCGGTGAGCAGGTAGTCCAGGATGCGGTCGGTCTGCGACCGCGAGTCCTTCTTGTTCTCGTCGGTGTTCATAATGCGGGCAGGGGGCGGGCCGACGGAGCGACCCGCCCAAACTTCAAGATTAAATCGTTAAAAGCGCACAAGCCCTGCAACGACCCGCGCCGTTCACACCGTTGCCGCTCAATGTGCCGATGCCCTGGTAGAAATACCAGGCGTTGGCCGCGTAATACCTGCGAGCGAACCAGGGATCAGCATCCCTCTCGCAAGTCCAGATGGCTCCCGACATCGAATCGCCTCCGACGAGTTTCAGGGCCTCGTCCAGCCCGGCAACGAATCGCGCATCGTAGATGTCCACGCATTCCTTCCGTGTGGGGCAGCGGAAGGTCAGGCTCTCCAACCCTTTGGGCTTGTATTCCGCCGCCTTCTTCTGGGCCGTGTCGAAATCGTACTCGCCATCGAACATCTTCTTGGCGATGAGTAGGGAATAGCCCCCGGTCTTGAGGAGCAGCAGTTCGGCCCGCTTGGGATTCTTCTCTTTGGCCCACTCCGCCACGCTGACGGGATTGTGGGTGTCAGGGTTGATGACAAATGTTTCCATCTTGTTCATAGGGTTTGTATTTGAAAAACTTTGGTTTGAGTTCGAGCTTGATCGCCCGGCGGGTAGTTTCCGTCCAATAGGCGATGTTGTTCTCGTTGTCGATGATGTACCCCAGGGTCTTGAGGTAGTGGCGCTGGTCGATCTTCGGCCTCGGCTGGCGCTTGAGCCGCAGTTTCGTCCGCTGCGGGAGGCCGAAGGCGATGCGGGCCTTTTCCTCACGGATGAGCTGGTTGCGCTTCTTGTGTCCCCGTTCAAGCCCCTCGCGGAATCCCTTGAGGGTGCGCGGGTCGTTGCCTTTCTTGAAGCAATACTTGCGGAGGTGTTCGGAGTTGTCGGTCGGCTTGTGGGTCAGGTAGTACCGCTTCAATCCTTTCCGCGCCTTGTCCTGCCGCCAATCAAGATGGGCCTTGCTCTTTTGCAGACCCAGCGACCGGGCGAGGAGCCGCAGGGTGGTTTCCTTGCAGTCCAGGTACTCGCAGATGTCCGCGTTCAGGGTGTCCGCGAAATTCTCCTTGAGCCAGGCGATCTGCTCCTCCGTGAAGTTGCATTTCTTGCCCTTTCCCATCACGCCATCCTCCCGGCCTGGTAGCCTTCGTGGAAACAAATCATCGCAATCCCGCTGATGAACTCCGCGAGGGTGTCGGCACAGCCGTTGCGAATCAGCAGGCCGGACATCTTGTTCATCTCGTCAAGCCCGGCCTCCGCACCGGCGGTAATGCAGATTTTTTCGAAGTCTTTGGAGATTGCCTTTCGGTAGGCTTGGAACTCATTCTCGTCGGAGATCGCCTGCGCCTCGGTGAATGCCTTTTTAGCGAAGTCGTCCATATCTCTCCGTCATTTTAGAGCCGACACCGAGGATGGCCGCGATGCCGAATAACACATAGTTCACGGCGCACGGGTCGCCGTTGCGGTCGGTGATGCAGCAGGCGGTCAGGATGAGCGCGATGCAGACACCGCCGAGGATGGTCGGTAGTTTCCGTTTCATATTGGTAAAAGGATTGGTTTCATACTATGGCATCCCGCATTTCCCAACGCAGGATGCCGCCCAAAAATCAGATAAGTTGTGTTTTCAACCCCAGCCTTCTGGCCGGAAATTGGAGGCGAGGATGGGACTCGAACCCACAACCCCGGACTACTTGCTGGATGCCTCGTCCGCGCTCTACCCATTGAGCTAACCCGCCAGGTGGCCGTCTTTCCGGCCTCGCCAGCCCTTCCGGGAATTGGGAGAATATGGTTTCGTCGGACTCCCTCTATCGGGAAACGGGAAGGTTACAATCAGGGGAGAGAGGGCAATTCACCGATACGGGCCTCCTCCCCGTTTCCGTATTCCCGGACTATGCCAAGCCGGACTCCGGGCCGGGAGTCCCGTTTTATCTTCCGACACCCGTTTAGTAATAGTACCACGGCCCAGGGATCAGCCGGGCCGTGATGGGCTTGTCGAGCCGCTTTTCGATGCGAAACACAAAGGAGACTTTCACTCCGCGATTGTCCTTTCAACCGCAAATCTGGTTAGCGTAGCAAGTTTGGTGAAATTTGACTTTCATAAAGTTGGTATAGAATGTTATTATTTTCAATCCACCCGGCGAACCACCGAGACCGGGCGACCAGATATGTACTAAAACCTTTCAGCCAAGAGAATTGGAATGGTTCGGTGGCTCAACGCCTCGCGGCGGTTGGGTCTATCTCCGAGAGCCGGATGCCGGTGCTTGCGCCGATGGTGGCGCGGTGCAGTCGGCCCTCGCGGAGCATACGGGTAATGGTGTTTGCGTTCACGCCCAGGAGCCGGGCCGCCTCGGTGCAGGTGACGAGCACCTCGGGGAACGGGGACAAGAGCCCGATAAGGGTGTCAATCCTGGCTCGGTCCGCCGGGGTCAGTTCAACTTGCGGCATTTCCCTTAACGGTTATCTTCACGGACAAGGGGTTCTTCTCAATCACATTGAAGAAGTAGTCGCGCCCCTTTTCTTTGGTGATGAGCGAGTATGCGATCGCCTTGCATGAGTTGAGGTCCCTCATGTTCTCAAAGCAAATCGTATGCTCCCCTTCGGGAAGTTCGGCAAGCATCGCCGTCCATCGTTTCGCGGCGATAAGTTCAGTAATCTTTTTAATATCCATATTAAAGAATGAATTGGAGCCCGCACCCGGGAACCGCCCCCGGGCCGGACTATTCTATCTTCCGGCGCATCTATTTGTCGCCCGCCTTGCGGACGCATGGTAATCACTTTGCGACGGCTCGATATTTATACCTATCTTATACCTTGTATCGTCGTAGTAGTTGTTTGAGGTCGTTTCTTTCGCCTTTTCTGCTTCTATTTTCTTCTCCCGCCGCCTTATCGCGGACGGCATTATTTCTCGCAGTTCATCGTCGCGGGGTTGGTCGTACTCAATTAGGCAGGAGTCGCATCGTATTAAGGCATGGGGATATTCAGCTTAACCCCAGGCCCGCAGCCGCCTCTTATATGTAGGTCGCGGCATACCATCAATCTTTTCAAAGTGCTTTCGCGGATTAGTTATTTACCCTTCGATTTCACTTTGAAAAGCGGGAGTTTTTTCCTATTTTTGCCCTTGAAAACAAGTGCTAAATGTTTTTCACGGGCGAAAAGGTTGGGATTATTGGCTCCCGCTATTTCGCGCAATCGGGTTAGTTACTTATCTAATCCGTTTGCAAAGTTAGGGATATTTCTCGAACTTCCAACACTTTTTCGAGAAATTACGCAAATAAAAATTTTTACAAACTTTTCGCCCGTTTATTTGCGGCAAACCACAAACACTTTGAGTTATGGATAACAACATTAGAAAACGCCTTCAGGAAGCCGTGGACGCGCTTTGTGATGGCAACAAGTCGGAGTTCTGCCGCCGAATCGGGCGGTCGGTGGAGTCAATAAAAGATGTAGTCGGCGGGAAACAATCGCTTCCTGGATACGGGCTCCTTTACGACATCCTCGCCTCGGATTTGGGAATTTCCGCGAATTGGCTGATGCTCGGCCAGGGAGAAATGTTAGTAAAATCCCAAGCCACCGCCCCGCCTTCTTCTCCGGCGGTCCAGATCGGCTCCATCCAGACGGTCAATATCGGGAATTGGGGCGAGCTTGTTGAACTGCTAAAAGACAAGATACAGCATGAATGAAAGTGAGAGATTGACCTACCTGGTGGACCGGCTGGAGGGCGGCTCGGCCATCAGGTTCGCAACGAAGGTCGGGATAGACCCCGCCTCCCTTTCCCGGGCTCGCAACGGGAAGGGCAGGCCGTCGGCATACTTCGCCAGGATTGAGGCCGCATACCCCGAGGTGCGCCGGGATTGGCTCTACACCGGGGCCGGGCTGCCGCTTGTCGGCGACGAGGAAAGGGGGGAGATTGTAAGGAGATTGGAGGCGTTGGAGAAAGAGATCGCCCGGCTATCGCGGCTCGTCGAGTCGTCTATAAATTCGTCTATGTCCGGCGCGGAAAGTTCTCACAACGATTGTGAAGATACTCACAATAGAACAAAGAAAAAGCGTTGATAATCAACTGAAAACGGCCTTCTATGGGGTTGTACACGGGGCGGGTGTTCCAATTTTCCCAGCACCACAAAGTGTGTTTTCAACCCCTTCCAGAAGGCCCTGGAAAGGGGTTTTTGTTTTAGATTCGTCTATACTTTCGTCTATGACGCACACTTTCAACATCGACAAGGGGAGCATCCGCCTGGTGGCCTCCCACAAAGGAAAACAATTCAAGAAGGCGACGGGGCTCACCATCGACCCGGCCCTTTGGTCCCGCGAGGCCAAGACCCTCCCGGCCAAGTGCCGGGACCGCCGTGTGTATGAGAAGCTGCGCCTCGTCCACCTGCGCTGCTCGGAAAAGGAGGGCTACGCGGAAACCGAAGCCGACGCGCTGCGGGTGATGGAATACGCGATTTGCGGGGTGATGCCCGAGAAAAAGACCACCCCAGCCCGCCTTTCTTTTTGGGAGTACTTCGACGAGTGGGCCTCCCGGGACTGCTCCCAATCCAGGCAGAAGCGGCTTTGCTATCGGAACATCGAGCGATTCATGGGCCGGGATTTCGATTGGGAGGGTGTGGACTCGGCCTTTCATTTCCGGCTGGTCCAGAAGATGCAGGCCGCCGGGTTCGGCATCAACTACCAATGGAAAACCGTATCGCAGCTCAAGACCGTAATGAACGAGGGCCGCAAGCTGAAGTATCATACCAACCTGGAGTTCCAGGATTTCAAGACGCGCCGGGAGGATGTCGATACCGTGTACTTGACAAAGGCCGAGGTGGAAAGGCTGTGGGAGTACCGGCCCGTCGGCGAGCTTGACCGCAAGGCCCGGGACCTTTTCTTGCTCGGTGTGTATTCGTGCGCCCGGTTCTCCGACTATTCGAGGCTTTCCTCGGATATGATTCACGACGGGGTTATCCGCTTTACCCAGGTCAAGACCGCCGCATCGGTCCTCGTTCCGGCCAGCCCCCGGCTCCTCGCCATCCTGGAACGCAACGGCGGGGCCGCCCCGCGTCTGGCCCAGCAGCACCTCAACGAGTGGATCAAGCGGGTGTGCAAGGCCGTCGGGATTGACGATGCCGTAGAGGTCACGACGAGCACCGGCATCAAGCACACGACCACGACCAAGCGGAAATGGGAATTGGTGACGAGTCACACGGCCCGGCGGACCGGCATAACCCTGCTCTACCTCACGGGCGTACCCCTGCAACAAGTGATGCTGATTTCCGGCCACAAAGACCAGGATAGCATACGGCACTACCTCCGGCTGACAAAGGAGGAAAATGTGGCTATTTTGCGTGATAATCCGTTTTTCAAGTAGTTGGCCGTCCGCACAAAGAAAGTGGCGCAAAACGCAAATATGATGGCCTAAAACGCAAAAAGGGCGAGGTCGCCGAAGCAACCCCGCCCCATTTTCGTTTCTTGTGCCGCGTTTTGGCACAATCAGTTGAAAAACGCCATAGCCTTCGCCGAAAGCTCAACCCGGTCCCGAACGATGTACCGTTCGGTCATGGCCGTTCCCGAGTGCTGGAGCAGCTTGCAGATGTCCCCGATGGGAACCCCGCGCTTGTTCAGGCAGGAGGCCGTGGAAATGCGGGCCGTGTGGCTCGAGAGGAATTTCCACTTCGGCCCCCTCATTTCCCGCCCGGCCCTCTGGACGACGATCTCCGAGCAGATGCCCGCGCCCCGGGCAATCCTGCGGACCGCCTCGTTGTACGATTTGAGCGTGATGGTCGTTCCCTTGTGTCCGGCGACCCAGGCGATTCGCTCGTCGAGTCCGGCCTTCAGGGGGATGGCCCCCGCCTTTTTCGTTTTCTGCGCGACATAGTGCAGGTTGCCGTCCACGATGTTCTCGGTCGTGAGGTTCATCGCGTCGGACACCCGGAGCCCCGTGTAGGCGCAAATCAGAAACAAGTTCTGGACGAGCTCCTCCTTTTCGGAGTGCGTGGTCGCCCCGGCGAACTTTTCCAATTCGGCCTCCGTGAGGTAGGTTTTCATCGGCTTGGAGCCCTTTGCGGCCAGGATGCGGGACCAGCCCTTCGGGAGGTCCACCTCGTCCTCGTAGCGGCGGAAAAGGCCCTTTGCGTAGGCCATGACCGTCCGCGCCGTGGAGGGTGCGACCGCATCGTGAAGGTGGTCGGCGAACTCATAGAGAGCCGAGCGCGTGATGTCGCCCCACTCGTTGATGCCGACGGCGGAAAGGTGCTTGCGGAGGGATGCCCCCGCCCCGCCTTTGTTTTCCATCTTGTCGATGGCTTCTTGTAGTGTTCTCATAACTCAAAGTGTTTAGATGATTGGCAAGCCGTCCGGCGGCCAAGCCGGGCGGCCCGTGTTCTGGCCCTATTCGTCGTCCTCGTCGCAAGGCGGCTCGAGGCCGTGCGTGAAGTCGTCCTCGTTGTCGAGCCAACGGTCCGGGAGTCCGCCACCGAAGTAGTTGTCCTCCTCCCATGTCTTGATTTCCCTGGGTTCCATGATGCGTTTTTGTGAGTTTTACAATAAGGCGAGGTTTACGGTGATGTCGTGCCAATCAAGCTGGCAGTCACGAAGGTAGTACGGGAACTCGAGCATCCCCACAAAGTAGCGACCCGGGCAGCCCGTCCCCTCGACGGGGCGGCATTGCCAGAGTTCGTAAGAGCATCGCTCGGCGACGGCCTTCTCGCGGCCAGCCCGGATTGCCTTGCGCCGGTTCGTCCCGGCATCCTCGAACTCGAGTTTGCCGATGGGAGTAAGGTAGTAGTGTTTGTATTCCATAACTCAAAGATTGTTAGAGATTTGGCAGACGGGCAGCCGGTCAGGGCCACCCGCCCAGGGGCGTTAATCAGTTTTGCCCCCCCCGTTTTCGTTTTCGGCGGCCTCTTTGTCCATCGCCTCGCAGAGCTTGATGCCCAGCTTGGCGAGCGCGGTGACGATGGCGGTCGCCATCTTGACGGCGGCCTGGACCGACGGGTCTTTGTCGTCCTTGAGGTTGTCGATGGCAGCTTTGCCGCGAGCGCACTCGGCAGCGATTTTGTCATTGATCCACATGACTTCGTTCGGGGTAAGTTCAATAAGCATAACTCAAAAGATTTTAGGGGTTAAACATAGGTTCTTTGCAAGGGCGGTTCCGGCCAGGGAGCCGCCCCCGT